TGAAATCACTGTTTCCTTTGGTCGAAACGAAGATAACAAGGCTAGCGATTATGCAAACCTTGCCGAGAGCAATGGGTACCAACCGGTTCAAAAGCTTAAAGTGGAACCCATGACTCTCAAAGCACTATTCAGAGAGCGAGTCGAAAAAGAATTAGACTTACCTTCTGAACATTTTAACCTGTTTAAGGGAAACAAAACAAAAATAACAAGGAACAAATAACATGAGTGAAGAAACAAGAGACGTTACAAAACAAGAAGGCGGATCATTAGCAACTTTAGACTTCGTAGCAGATTCAGGAATGGGTCTTGAAAACGTAGACAAAGGAGATCTTGCTTTACCTTTTCTGAAACTATTACAATCAGGTTCAGATGAAACTAAAAAGAAACATGCAAAGTATGTTGAAGGCGCTGAAGCCGGTATGTTCTATAATACAGTTACTAAAAAATTGTATAATGGAGAAAAAGGAATAGAAGTTATTCCTGTATTCTACAGAATGACATACCCAGAATGGGCACCTTTTGAGCGTAGAGAAGGAAGACCTGTACATAATGACAGAGGCCCTGGAGTTATGTCTAAGGTAACTCAAAATGATAAGAACAAAGATATGTTAGATAATGGAAATGAAATTATCAAAACAGCAAATCACTTTGTAATTATTAATGGAGAGAGACCGGAGAAAGCTTTGATGACAATGAAGTCAACACAGCTTAAGGTTAGTAGACAATGGAATTCTTTAATGGAGAATGAATTTGAAAACGATCCTAGTACGGGAAAATCTTTACAAGCACCTACATTTTCTAGAATCTATAAACTAGGTTCTGTTGAAAACTCAGGTAGTTTTACTTGGCATGGATATAATGTGTCTATGATAAGAAAAGTAGACGATGCCGGCCTATATCAAATGGCTAGAGATTTTTATAACTCTTTAAAAAACAGTCAGCAAAAAGCTGCTACTGTAAAAGAAGAGGAATCTAACTACTAATTCTACTCTTATGGAGCAGATAGGAGCGGCAAAGCGAGAGTGGAGCCGCTCCGACCCGGGATCTTTATGGTTGATAAATTTATAGAATTATTTACTGGATACCAAGGCGACTTTGGTATTGCCGATATGTCTTCGGCACAATTAGACACTGATAAAAATAAAGTTAAACCAAACTACGAATGGGCTGGTAGACCTATTACACAAGGTGATTACAAAGATCACATTGCAGGTAAGATATCTATTGGTATACAACCATGTAGACTAGATAAGACAGTTCAATTTGGTTGTATTGATATAGACTCAAAAGATTATTCAAGTTTTAATGTAGAAAATTATCTAGCATTATTTCAACAATTTAAATTACCACTAATACCATTGTTATCTAAAAGCGGAGGACTGCATTGTTATTTGTTTTTAAAAGAACCGATACCAGCTGTCGATCTAATCTCGGCACTGAAGTCTTTTCTTCTGCCACTTGGATTAGATCCTGACACAGAGGTTTTTCCAAAACAGAAAGAATTAAAGGAAGATGACAAAGGAGAAATAAAACCAGGAAACTTTATAAACTTACCATACTATAATAATGGTAGCACAAAAAGATATGCAGTTGATAAAGACAATAATAAATTAGATATAGAAAAATTTATAGAAGTCGCTAACCAAAGTAAAATTGGTAAATTAGATTTAGAAAAATTAGTAGATGAGACATACAAAAATATCTTAGTAGGTACAGATCCAGAGTTTGAAGATGGTCCACCATGTTTAGCTTTGTGTTCTAAAAGAAAATTAGATGATGGTAGAGATAGATTTATGTATAACTACATGGTCTTTGCTAAAAAGAAATACAAAGACAAGTGGCCAGATCAAGTTTCAAAAGCAAANTATAGTTATNTAGAAGACCCATGGGATAAAACAAAATTAGATTCTAAAATAACAGCATGGAAAAAAGACACTGCAGGACATACGTGTTATGAAGATCCAATACAAAGNAANTGTATGCGTACACTTTGTTTCTCAAGACCGTTTGGTGTTAAGTCAGATAGTATTACAATGTTTCCTGACATCACCGATTTTGAAATTATAATGTATGCAGAACCAGAATATAGATTTAATGTTGTATTACCGGATGGAACTAAAGAAGGTGTTATTGCAAACCACAGAAGATTAATTACAAAACAAACAGAGTTATTAGATTTAATCTGGGAGCAAACAGGTATCTATCATGAGCCATTAAAACCAAAAGATTTTAGAGCAAAACTTACAGAACTTAGAAAAGGTTCTACTAAAATATCACCGCCAGCAGGTACTCAGATAGAAGATAGATTAAACGAAGAACTATATCAATACTGTGTTAACGGTCCACGTGCAAAAAATAGAATACAAATTAATAGTGGCTCTTGTTTAACAGAAGAAGGCCATCACTTCTTTAGATTTAATTCTTTTATAGATCACCTAGGGTCTAGTTGGAAAATACCAGAAGAGAGAATAGCACAAAAGTTAAAAGATAAATGTTTAGTTGAGTTTAATCATTCCCTAAATGTTGATGGTAAAACAATTAAAGTATGTAGATTAAAACAACTACATATGGAAAAGATAGAATACAAACCAGTTGAAAGAAAAGAAAGTAATTATTAATGAAATATAAAGTAGTGGGTCCACCAGGTACAGGTAAAACAAGAAGACTTCTAAACGAAGTACAAAAATATGTAGATAAAGGTGTACCTCTAGATCGTATTGGTTACTTTGCTTTTACTCGTAAAGCTGCAGGTGAGGCCAGAGATAGATTTTTAAAAATAAAAACAGAACTTACAAAAAAAGACATAAAATATTTTCAAACATTACACTCACTAGCATTCAATAGACTAGGTCTTAAAGAAGAAAATGTAATGCAGGATCTCAATTACAAAGCAATAGGTGACACTTGTGGTATACAAATTAAATACGCATCATATGAAACCAATAATTGGAACGGTATATTCTCATCAGATAGCGAGTATCTAGGACTAATAAATCTAGCAAGAGTAAAACAAATTGATGTATTAGATCAACTAGATCTTAATGAACACTTATCTAAAATTGAAAGAAATAAATTAGATGCAATAGAAAAAGAGATAAACAACTATAAAAAAATATATGGCCTCATTGACTTTACAGACATGATACAAAAATTTCTTGATACAAAAGACATACCAGAGTTTGATGTTATCTTTGTAGATGAAGCACAAGATCTATCATTGATACAATGGGCCATGATTAATAAAATACAAGAAGATACAAAGTGTGATGTATGGGTAGCTGGTGATGATGACCAAGCTATATTTGGTTGGGCTGGTGCAGATGTAGATTCTTTTATTGACTATGATGCAACAGAAATACCATTGAAAAAATCAGAAAGAGTGCCAAGTAGTATACAGAAAATTGCATTAGATGTCATTGATAGAATACAAGATAATAGAATTGACAAAGAGTATTTTCCAAAGTCTGAAACTGGTGAAATTTATGAAAGATATAGACTATCTGATATTGATATGTCTACAGGAGATTGGTTAGTATTAACTAGAACAAAATCTTTATTAAGACCCATACCAACTTATTTAAAAAAGAAAGGTTTATTTTTTAACACAGCGCAAGGAAATAGTATTGGTAAAAGTCTATACGAAGACATACAATACTGGTCACAATTACAAAAAAAAATTGTTCTTCCTGACATACAATTACAAAGAATCAAAGAAAGAATAAAAGGAACAATGAATCTATCATTAAAATGGTATGATGCATTTAACAATGTACCTGACAGTCAGATAACTTACATGAAGTTATTACTACTTAACAATGAAGATCCAACAAAAGATGCAAGAATAAAAGTATCAACAATACATGGGGCCAAAGGTGGTGAAGCAACTAATGTTGTTTTGTTTTTAAATCACACAGCAAACACATTAAAAGGAGCAAAAAAATCTGTGTACAAACAAGATGAAGAGTATCGTGTTTGGTATGTAGGTTTAACAAGAACTATGCAAAATTTATATTTAATAAAATGTCAAAACAAATCTAAGGAGTTTAAAATATGAGTGATGATCCATACAAGAAACAAGTGTCCGGTACACATTACATGTACATGGAAATACAGCCAGCAGAGTTTATAAACAAAAACAAATTGCTTTTTGCAGAAGGCAATGCTATAAAATATATATGCAGACACTCTCACAAGAACGGAGTAGAAGACATAGATAAAGCTATACATTATTTAGAAATGATTAAGGAAAGAGATTACAAATGATATTTAAAGCACAACAGAGTGGGTTAAGCCTACTGAATTTCCAGACTTAAAATTTTGTGATGAGATTGCAATTGACTTAGAAACACATGATCCAGATTTAAAAAGTATGGGGTCAGGTGCTGTGGTTGGTAAAGGTAAAGTTGTAGGCATAGCTGTAGCGACAGATGGCTACGCAGGATACTTTCCGTTCGATCATGAGGGTGGTGGTAACCTAGAAAAAAGTAAAGTAATTCAATGGTTTACAGATCTTTGTGCGTCTGAGTCTACAAAAATATTTCACAATGCAATGTATGATATCTCATGGATTAAAGCCATGGGTATAAAAGTTAATGGTAGAATTGTTGACACTATGATTGCAGCATCTTTAGTTAATGAAAATAGATTTAGATTTGATCTTGGATCATTAGGTTGGGACTATTGTGGTCATGGTAAAAACGAAACAGAATTAAACAACGCTGCAAAAGAATGGGGACTAGATCCTAAAGCAGACATGTGGAAAATGCCAGCAATGTATGTTGGTAATTATGCTGAACGTGATGCAGAGTTAACTTTAGCTTTGTGGAAAGTTATGAAAAAAGAAATTGTAGATCAAGATATTCAATCTATTTTTGATTTGGAAACAGATCTTTTTCCTTGTTTGGTTGATATGCGATTTCTTGGGGTGAGAGTGGACGTTCAAAAAGCTCATACACTGAAGCAACAGTTAGCAAAACAAGAAGAAACGTTACTCCAAAAAGTAAAAAAAGAAACAGGAATAGAAACTCAGATATGGGCAGCAAGATCGATTGCCAAAGTTTTTGATAAACTAAATTTGGAATACGAACGAACAGCAAAAACACAAGCGCCTTCATTTACTAAAAATTTTCTTTCTACTCATAATCATCCTTTGGTAAAGTGTATAGCAAAAGCTAGAGAGATTAACAAGGCACATACTACATTTATAGATACAATTATTAAACACGAACATAAGGGTAGGATTCATGCAGATATAAATCAAATTAGATCAGATACTGGTGGGACAGTAACTGGTAGATTTTCATACTCAAATCCAAACCTACAACAAATTCCTGCACGCAACAAAGATTTAGGGCCGATGATTAGATCCCTCTTCATTCCTGAGTCTGGTTGCGAGTGGGGGTGTTTTGACTACAGTCAACAAGAACCAAGATTAGTAGTTCACTATGCATCCCTAGATCAAGATACAAGTG